GATTCTGATCATACTTCTCTTGAAGATAGACTCGATAAGTTTGTTCAATCAAGTTTAGTCGTAGTAGAAGAGGCTCCTGTATTAACTGAAAGTGGATCAGGTTCAGTAGAAACTACAAAAATTCTTACTGTTCAGCCATTGGGAATTGCATTAGGTCCATATGGTACTGCTGACAATACATATGCCACGGCCGATCAAAACCCAACATTGCCCGGATTCACGGGAGTAGTGGTACCTTGGATGGATTATCGCGCAGATTGCGACCCTAGATTCCAATTCATCACCAGATCAAGCCCGCGTTCATTTGGATATACAACTGGACTATTGACTGGCGATGGCCAAGCACCAAATGGTTATCCAACTGGAGCAGGCATTGCGTTCCCACAAAGTCCACAAGTAGGAGATTATTTCTTACGCATCGATTATATGCCACAACTACTATTTCGTTGGGATGGAAAACTTTGGATTAGAATTTCATCTAATGTGAGAACTGATACAGGATTTAGTACCGCATCTACTTCACAGAAGTCAGACTTTATTAATAATCCTGGTGAACTCTATATAAATAATACTGGAACTGTGGTACCGCAGAAGCAACCGCTTTCATCTGTACTACAGATTAAACCTGATAACATTCCACCGGTAGTTTAATTATTTTATAATCCAATTCTTGTAATGAGATATTCTCTTAAAAATTAATTCACAAATACCTGGTGCATTTAAATTATATTTCTGGATCATATCTCGTCTATTGAGATTTTCAGTGATATTAGATTCTGTATTGTGCCATACATAGATAGTATGATCATAATTTCTATTAGCAGGAGTTATCGTAATATTTTTCTTTACTCCTTTTGTTTTAGAAATATGACCTGGTTTTTTAGAATAATGATTATCTCCTTTTATCTTTGACACAAATCCATCTCGTTTCGCATAATGATTAGCTCCTGAGACTTTCTGTATGATCTCAAGATTTTTCATTGGATTATCAACGCCGTATTTCTCAATCATGGTTTTATGTTGCTTTTCTCGGACTTCTTTCTTAGAAAATGGATTATTGATTCCAGTGATCTTGCTGATATATCCTGGCTTATTGGTATAATGATTCTGTCCAGACATTTTCTTTAAATATTCAGGATTCTTTTTTGATTGATGATTATCGCCAGAGATTTTGGCTTTATTTTCAGGCAATTTCATTGGATGAATATAGCCAGGAACTAATGTTTTTTCTTTTTTCTTTTGTTTTACTTCTGGTCGTTTACTTGGATTTAAATCACCGAAAGGTCCGCCAACCGCGCCTCCCGTTTCTGGTATTCTGTTAGCCCATGTTTTGTTTCCGTGTTCATCTCGTTCTTCGACGATATTCCAAAGATTACTGTAATATTTTCCCCAAGTATAAAGTTCTTTTTGTGAATGGCATTCTTTAATGATTTCAGTTGTCACATCATATCCGTGCTGTTTGATGTGGTCTTTCCATCCATACCCTGAACCCTTGTATTTGTGGGGATCCTGCTTGCAGGTTTTGCCAAGGTATTTTAGTCCAGTTAAATTGTGGGTTTTTTTATATAGATAAATAATCATGCTGTAATACGCCTTTGAAATTATAGAGTAGTTGGGTATTACTAGTACCGCGAACTACAATGTTATTTATACAAGGAAGATAGTTTTGGCCGAATTCTTCTATGACCAACAAATAAAAAGATTTTTGGTCCAATTCCAAAAGATTTTTTCTAATTGGTATGTAACCAAGGGCAAAGATCCTAATGGTAATGATATCCTTGTTCGCGTTCCTATAATGTATGGCGATTCAAGCAGACAAGCAGCAACAATTATTGCCAACAACAGTGCAAGTAATTTGCCTTCTGCACCATTGATCACTACTTATATTTCAGGTCTAGAATACGACCAAAAAAGAACACAAGAACCATTCTTCGTGGACAAGTTAAATGTAAGACAACGCGCATACAACGCTGACACACAAAGTTATGAACAAACACAAGGTCAAGCATTTACAATTGAAAGATTGATGCCTGTGCCTTATATTCTAAGACTTACTGTGGATTTTTGGACCACTAACTATCAACAAAAACTAGAACTAATCGAGCAAGTGGGAACTTTGTTTAATCCTGCACTTGATATTCAAAGCACTGATAATTTTGTTGATTGGACTTCTCTGACCGCAGTCTATATAGATGGCATAACATTCTCAAGCAGAAGTATTCCTCAAGGTACCGGTAATCCAATTGATGTCATGACTTGGAAATTTTACATGCCGATTTGGATTAGCACTGCATCACATCTTAAAAAGATGGGCGTCATTCAAAAAATCATTGCATCTATTTTTCAAGGTACTGCATATCAAGATGTGCAAGACAGTGATTTATTACTGGGAACAAGACAAAAGATTTCGCCTTATGGTTACAAGGTATTGTTATTAGGTAATACGCTACAGTTACTACCTGCCAATGAACCTTTCTTTCCATCGAATCAATCAATAGAATTGCCGATCAATCCAGACACCTCACTTTATTGGTCGAGTTTACTAAATGTATACGGTGCATGGAAGCCTGGTATTTCTCAGGTATGGTTACAAAATCCATACATGGAGAATGACATCGTTGGCACATTCGTTCCGAATCCGGCTGATGATCGTTTCTTGATCTATAACATAGATCCGGATACATTACCGCAAAACACCAAGTTGCCAGTTGATGCAATTATTAATCCTCTGATTTCAGGACCAAATTCAGGGTTACCTGGACCAACACCTGGCAAAAGATACTTGATCGTTGAAAATATTGGTTCTCCTGGTTCTTCTACCATAGCATGGGGAAATCTAGTGGCTAATGCCAACGACATCGTTGAATTTAACGCAACATCTGGAGAATGGTTTGTATCGTTCAACAGCGAGACCGACTCTGCTATTCAATATGTAACTAATCTAACAACAAATGTTCAATATCGATATGTTCCAATTGAAAAGTTATGGGTAAAATCTGTGGACGGCTGGTATTCTGAAGGAGACTACAGCATTGTGATCTAAATTATTACGATTTAATCCCATGATTAAATATTCACATGATCAAAACAGCGGCAGGCGTCTTTTTTTATAGTTCATCAACCAATCGTTATCTGTATCTGTTAAGAGCCGATAACAAAAGTTCTACTTGGAGTATTCCTGGTGGAAAAATCGAAAAAAATGAAACATTGTATGATGGCATTAAAAGAGAATTCACTGAAGAAATGGGATTCTTTAATTCAGATTTAAAACTAATTCCCATTCAGAAATTTACAAACAATACTTTTACATATAACACATTCTTCTGTGAAGTGGAAGCGGAATTCATTCCTATCTTGAACAATGAACATGTGGGATACGCATGGGTAAAGGAAGGACTATATCCCAAGCCATTGCATTCTGGATTGTTTAGTACAGTTAATATTGATGTGGTTCAGGAAAAATTACAAGCACTCACAAAGAAATAGTTATAAATTACATTCCGATTAATTTACTAACCACAGTCCATCCCATCGCACCAGCAAGAACACCTGCTCCCATAAGCATCCAGCGCCATTTTTCAAGGGCGCTGACTTTGTTTTCTAACTTGGTGTGGGCAATGACATTTAGTGCCTGGTAGTCTTTAATTAGATTTTGTGTTTCGAGAGTGTGTGATTTTAGATCGGTATGGAGGTCCCTCAGGCCAACTTTCAAATCATCTACTTTCTCAGCAAGATTTGAATATTGAACCTGAAGGACCGCGATATCTGTCTCGGTCTGGATCTGTTGTGCAGAAGAAGAACGAGCCATTGTTATTTACCTTATGCGTTGCCAATAGTGACGATTGGATAAGGCTGAGCATTAGCAGTATTTGCTGTTGCTGCACTGTTGAACGAAGCGAACACTGGTGATGAATTCACAAAACCATCAGTTCCAGTTGGTTGACCAGGAAGAACAATGTTACCTGTTGCTACTGGACCAGATGTTGAAGTGAACAATCCAGAATTACGATCATTCAATGATTGAACTAACGCAGTTACGCTATTTGCATAAGTTGCTGTAATAGTCATAGTGTTGGGAGTTAATGCTGTGTTTGCAAGATTTGCTGTATAACATGCACCAATTAGACCAGTTGTAGTTCCCTTGACCAGGTACTTTTGCTTGCCCTTTTGACGAACAATGTATCCTGCTTCTGGAAGTGCTTGAACGAAAGATAAGCCAACTGCATTATTTCCCGACACAGCGCCCAACACAGCATGATCCTGGAAAACATTTCCAACAACGCTTGCGTTAGATGTTAGTTGCTTTGGAACGCCACCGTTTGTTGCAGAAACAGTAAATGCTGCTGCGTTAGCAATAGTCTTAACCCAGTAAGTTGTACCAGAAGTTAAGTTGCCGAATGAAT